TAATAACCAGTGTCACGATATTTTTCAAGTGCTTCCTCTTTGTCTGCACCTGTATCCAAACACTCTAGTACTGGAAACGCTGTTGGCCCAAACAACTTGTCCAAGTTCATTTGACGTAGCTTTTTAGCATTAGGATCAAGGCTCATACTTGTAATACAATGAAACACATAACCATGCTCTTCGTGTAGTCGTTTGACATAATAACGTGCATCACGTAGTGCTGGCAGGAATGCCATTGCTGCACTTTCGTTAAAGATTACAACTTGCTTGATAGCCTCTTCTAATGTAATACCAAATCGTTTACCAATATTGTATTCTTTGTTGCCATCTTCGATTTCAGTATAACCATGTTGTGTCATCCAAGCGCAGAAAGCATACTCCCAGTTGAGTAGTACGCCATCGCAGTCTGTTACAATAATCTTTTCCATAAGTGCCTCTTTCTATTTGCCTTTGTTATGTTTTATATTAACACAAGGTAAACAGACTGTCAAGTCCTAATCATATTAGTTGGCAAAAACGTTAGAACTACCGGAGGTTATTTGGTGTGTTTGAGAGGTGCCGTCACCATCATAATGATCACCTATTCGACCTATTGGTTTGCCATTGGCATAAACATTTGGAGAATAAGTATCCAGTGGCGGCGAATGATTTACAGGACTTGCTGTACAAGGATCTCCGTGCGGATGACTTTTCATAACATCGTCTTTTCTAACAACACCTATGCCATTAGCAAATACATTCCCGCTGCCGGCATTACTAGATTGTGTAGTATCTACATTCCAGTTCCACGCAACAGGTACAGTTACCGGAGGATCTCCTCTAGTTACTGTTCGACAAACCGATCCTCTAACACCATCGGTACATGCTACCGAACTACTACCATCTTTCCAAGCTACTCCTGGCATCTATACTCCTAAGCTACTGCTAATCCTGTTGTTGCTTGTACATACTGACTGGCCATATCTTTTTCTGTCTTGTGTACAAATACTATTGCACTTTTATTTAGTTTAATGGTGCTGGCAGGATCTACTGTAAACACCCAAGGACCTAGTCCAATGCCTTGCTGAGTTGCTTGTAGTGCCAACGGCTTGGTTATTTTAATATGGTTACCATCTTCTTCTACAAATCTACCTACAATCTCTTCGCCTGCTGTAGTTCTAATAGTTACTGTATCTGTTGCTTTATATGGTGCTTCGATAATCATAATGTGTGTCCTGTTCCGTTATAACCTGTTTCTTCTAAATACTGTGGAAACTTATCCCAACCGCCAATGATCTTGCCGCCTACTTTGATTTGCGGAAAGGTGCGGGCGCCAGGAAACATTTCCAGCACTTCTTCACGTGTAAAATCTACACCGAGTTGATAGTATTTAAAGTTGTATTGTCGTTGTTCGCACAATGCCTTTGCCTTATCGCAAAACGGGCATTGTGCTTTACCGTAAATCTCAATCATAAACTAAATCCTTTGAAGGTATCTGTGCTTACATCTTGTTTTGTGCCACCTGATACATAACTTGTAATCTCTGTTTCTTGTGGAGCCACTTGCACATCAGCACCCGATATCCATTTCTGTGTCCATGGTAGAGGATTGCTTTTTACACTGTATGGTGACTTTAGATTAACATTGGTCATTCTGCGTGTGCAAATCCATTCAATGTAATCACTCAGTAGTGCTGTGTTAAGTCCAATCATTGATCCGTCTTTGAACAAATACTCTGCCCAGGCTTTTTCTTGATCAACTGCATCAACAAACATATCAATACATTCTTGTTCTGTTTCTTTTGCAATCTGTTCAAACACAGGATCATCTGTTTTAAGAATCTTCAACAACATTTGTGTACTTGCTAGGTGCAAGTTCTCGTCACGTGCAATCAACTTAATGATCTTGGCATTGCCTTCCATTTGTTTCATTTCAGCAAACGCCCAACTACATGCAAAACTCACATAGAAACGAACACCTTCGAGAATGTTAACACTCATTAGTGTAAGCCATAGTAGTTTCTTTAGTTCATAAAGATCAACGTTAATAGTCTTACCGTTAACTTTATGCTTGCCTTCGCCTAACAAGTTGTACCAACTGCTCATCTCAATCAAGTCGTCGTAATACTTTGAAATATCTCCAGCACAATCTACAATCTCATCAATGTCCATCATCTCGTCAAAGATTTTACTTGGGTTGCTGTATACGTTGCGAATAATATGTGTGTAGCTACGTGAGTGAATAGTCTCTGAGAATGTCCATGTTTGGATCCAGTTTTCAATCTCTGGCAAACTTACAATAGGAGCAAATGCTTCTACTGGAGCACGACCTTGTACACTGTCTAGTAGGATCTGACGCTTGAGGTTACTAGTAAAGATATGACGTTCGTGATCACTGAGCGCTTTAAAGTCTTTAGCATCTTGATAGATATCAACTTCTTCAGGACGCCAAAAGAATCCAAGCTGTTTATCAGTTAGACTGTCAAAACTTTTATACTTCAGCGTATCATAACGCTGAATAGTTGGACCACCTGTTGGATCTAAAAATGCAGTGACCTTAGTGTGGTCTGCTTTGTTTGCTGTGTTAAAAACGCTCATGTGTGTGTTCCTTAATGGTTGTTTCTCTGTGTTTGTAGCATACTATTACAAGCATGTCAAGTTTTATATTGTGCAACTTTCGCAATCATCTTCGTCGATTGTTGCTTGCTCTAGTTCTGGCAAAGCCTGGGCGCCCATTAGTTTGGTAATATCAAGTTCTCCTTGGCCGTCATTGGTATTAAAATAATACAACTGTTTGCCACCATACTTGTAGAACATCAACATGTGTTGTAGCATTGTACTCATTGGAATCTTTTCGTCATCAAAGAAGATTGGATTGTAACTTGTGTTAATACTAATGCCTTGATCAATATACTTCTGTAGTACAGCCATGATCTTTAAGTAACCTTCTGGCGACTGTTGATCCCATAACAAGTCGTACTTGTTTTTCAAACGCTTATACTCAGGTACAACTTGTTTTAGAACACCGTGCTTTGATTGCTTAACACTAATCAAACTGCGCGGCGGTTCAATACCGTTTGTAGCATTGGCAATCTGCGCACTTGTTTCACTTGGCATAAGTGCCATCAATGTGCTGTTACGAATGCCTGTGTCTTTTAGCTGTGCTCTAAGTGTATCCCAATCCATACGCTCAACATGTGGAATCAACTCGTCTAGGTCTTTTTTGTATGTTTGGTTAGGTGTAATACCGTGTCCATACTTTGTTTCCATGTTACCACTTGGTGCACCTAGCTCTGTTGCAAGATCTGCACTTGCTTTGATTAAGTAGTAACTCCATGCTTCTGCCCATTCGTCTACAAGTGCAAGTCCATCTGCATCGATGTTTTGATATGTTAAGTCGTGCTTGGCCAACCAGTATGCAAAGTTAATAATGCCAACACCTAAAGGACGGCGTTTCTCTGTAGATAGCTGTGCTGCTAGGATAGGATAGTTCTGATAGCTTAGTAGTGCATCTAGTCCACGTACTGCTAAACGACACACACGCTCAAAGTCTGCTGGAGTTTTGATATTGCCCCAGTTGATTGCGCTGAGTGTGCATAGACTAATCTCGCCTTCAGGGTCATTTAGATCCTTTAGTGGTTTTGTTGGTAAGTCAATCTCTGCGCACAAGTTTGATTGTCTAATGGGTGCAAGCTCTGGAAGGAAGCTGCCGTGATCGTTTGCATTGTCTACGTTCTGCAAATAGATACGACCAGTGTTCTTGCGCTCTTCCATGAACGCACTAAACAAGTCACTAGCTTTAACTGTTTTCTTGCGTAGTCTTGTGTTACGTTCTGCTGTTTCATACAGTTCGCGGAACTTGTCTTGGTCTGCAAAGAACGCTTCGTACAGCCCTGGCACATCTGCAGGCGAGAAAAGAGTTATATCGCCGCCTGTGATAAGTCTTTCATACATTAACTTATTAAACTGCACACCGTAGTCCATGTGGCGCACACGGTTCTCTTCTGTGCCTTTGTTATTCTTTAACACCAACATGTCTTCTACTTCATAATGCCATACTGGATAGTAGATAGTTGCTGCTCCGCCACGTACACCGCCTTGGCTACATGACTTTACTGCTGATTGAAAATGCTTATAGAAAGGAATGATTCCTGTGTGATACGCATCGCCTTTACGTATAGGTGATCCAATAGCACGAATGCTGCCTCCACCAATACCAATACCTGCTTTTTGACTTACATACTTGACCACACTAGCGGCAGTAGCATTAATACTATCCAAACTGTCGTCAGTTTCAATAAGAACGCAACTACTGAATTGGCGTTGTGGAGTTCGTACCCCAGCCATAACAGGAGTAGGCAAACTAATATCGTGTAAGCTAATGGCATCGTAATATTCCTTTACCCATTGTAATCTTGTGGCTTCAGGATAATCTTGAAACAAACTTGCTGCAATAAGAATGTAGCACATCTGCGGCGTTTCAAATATTTCACCACTTACTCTATTTTGTACTAGATATTTACCACGTAGTTGTTCCATAGCAACATAGGTTAGATTTTCATCACGCTCATGTTTGATAAACGTGTTAATCTTAT